ATTCTGTGTGAGACCAGGCGTGAGCTAAATGATGATCAACACAAATTTCGATAAAATTATCAGGAGAATAAGGCGTAGGAGCATAGGTGGTTTGGCTTAATTTGCCATTTAAGGGAAAACGCGTTCCCATTCTTCCACTATCTGTATAATACAGACGTTTTATATCTTTTAAATTTATTCCCCATCGAAGAAGAGTTTCATAATACCATTTTTCAGGGGCTTGATTATGTTTTATATTTGAGTCTCTTTCATGTTTTAAATATTTAACCTTACCATCAATCCAGGCTGCAATACTTTCGTCATGATTAGCTTTCCCTATCCCTACTAAAATCATTTTTTATTTTCTTTCTATTATACTTTTTCTTGTTTTTCATTACAAGCATCCTATACCGTCTTAATCTTAACCATCTGGCTATTGGATTTGTCTTTTTATTCTTTCTCTTCTTTTTATTCAAGGATTATTTTTTTAATACTTTTTTCGCCCATATATATCTCAGTTTCAGCCTTAGTCTTAATGCATTTATAAGATACAGTTTCACTGTAGGTTCTCTCTGCTTCACGTTTCCCACGAAGGCACATTCCCATCGAGGGTTGGATACGGTGTTCCTTAATTTCTCCGTTTATAAACATCAGTAGGGCAAAAACAACCTCGGTCAAAATATCTCCTTGTTTCCATTTTTATAATGCATATCTCTACTAGCATCTTTTAATTCTTCAATATCTTCTAAAACTTTTTCCATTTGTTTTGTTAAAAATTCTATGTTGACTTTATTCAAAGCCATAGACTCAATATGTTTAATTAATTTGTCGGTGGTCTTGTAAAGATCCTCGATCATCATAAATTGTTCTGAGTCAGCCGGAAGACTGCCTACAGTTGCCCCCTCGGCCACTTGATACGGAATTCCGTATTTTCGACCACATCGGTTTCCATTAATTTTAGAGTTGTCTCCATCCGATTTTGCGACTCAATGATTCCGAAATATGCCCAGGTTCCAATCGCGACCATCGCGATCAGTGAGGCTACCGTTTTCATCGGCATTTGAACTTTTGCTTCGTCTGAAATTGATAAGGGTTTATTAGACATTTAATTCCTTTGGAAAATAAGGTGTGTAACCTTTGTGTTTGGCTTCATGATCATCTTCACTTAATAAACCTATTACTTCAGGAACATAGTGAGTAAGTAATCTTTCTACACCTTCTTGAAGAGTTTTTTTACTCATGGCACAGCCTGAACACGCTCCAGCCATTTGTAGTCTTACAATACCTTTTTCATAAGAAAGAAAATTAATCTCTCCTCCATGAACTGCCACATTATCTTTTACTTTAGATTCTAAAGTAGCTTTAATGTCTTTAATAATTTCTTCAGTGCTTCTTGCTTTTGCTAGTTCCATAATTAGTTACAATTCATTTTGTCTACATCAGCCGGTTTTCCACCATGAAAAACCCAAACCCAAGACTCAATTTTTGTTCCTTCTTGTGTGTAAGTACATTTTGGTCCCACTGCAACGCAGGAAGTGAATGCAAGTAAGGATAAGATTAATAATAATTTTTTCATTAGTTATAACTATATCCTGTTGAAGGTTGATTTGATTCTAGAGCTTCAAATAATTTTTTATGTTGGTCCATGATCTCTTCATCAGAGTCCATCATTTTATCCATCTGATCTTCTAGTTTTAAAACTTGTGCTTGAATTCTCTGTACTTTATCTTCATGCACTGCCTGGATAGTAGAAAGTTCAAAAGTTCTAGAAAGACTCCATCCGGCTAACGCCAACAAAATTCCCACTAGCATTGTCATTAATTTTTCAATCATTGTTGTTTCCATTTCCAGGTCTGAGTAATAGACTGCTTTTGCTGCAGCTTATTATTCTTAGAGTCTGTTTCTGTGGTACCATACTCTATTTTTGTTTCGGATGGAACCATTTTGTAATTACATCCAGCTAAAAGTACCAGAGCCAACACTAGGCCAATTATCAAAGCCTGTATTGCTTTTTCAGTTGGCTTTCTTTTTTTTCTTCTTTTTCTTTTTAAACTTGCTATCAATTTTTTCCTCCAATTGTGATACTTTTTCCTTGATAAGGACCATATCTTGGGAGAGGGAGAAGGTGCGTGAAAGCGTCCATCCTCCAAGAGCAAGGAGAATAGTAAGGAGTGTGGCGATAATTTTGTCATTTATCATTTTTGCCACGCAAATAACCAATCTACAAATTTTTTCCAAATAGTTTTTTTCACTGGTTGCTCCTGTTTATTTTTTTTACAATTACAATCTACACATATGCATCCATCCTTACAAGAGTCTGGATCACAATGGCAATCATGTCCACATTGTTTACATTTAATCATTTTTCTTCTCCTCAATTTCGTAAAAGAAATTATCTGTATCTTCAGTTCTCCATTTACGCGTATCTTCTACATTCCATTCTGAAGTCTGAACCTTCCAATCGGGAACTTCGTTTTTTACTGTGAACGATGGTATGTCCCAAAGAATTCTATTATTAGGTTGAGCTGCATAATTACCATTATCTAAGGCTAATATATGTGCACACTTATGTTCGTGTGGAATCTCAGAATGATCTGTATCTATTATATTACTCTCTGGGTGGGCCCAGTCAACAGTAAAAAGATACGCTCCTGGGTGGAGTTTTTTATCTTTTCCAAAAAATTTCCCTGATTGGGCATCTAAGATGTCATAAGAAGTAACAGCAGGATAGTAACTAAAACAATTCCAAAGCTCCAACTCGTCCAGTCGCATCCTAGGAACTTCTTTGACGTCAAATCCCCTTTGTATGAAGGCTGAAATAGGTAAACGATAGAACACAGCACCGTTTTCCATAATAGCATGAAAGAGGATCGGACGTCCTGTAATACTTGCCAACCCAAAGATAATGCAGTCTTCAACTTCCCCGTGATGCTTCTTAAGATCATAGAGATATTCTCTCCTGATCTGTGCATAAGTCACAGGGATGTTCGCATTCAGGTAAGCCATGATAATTCATTAGAATATAATGGCGCCTACAATTAGACCAACGATAAAACCAACAATATATTCTCTATATAATAGAGACCATTGTTGAAGTTTCACTTTTATGTTTTCCATAGTTTCCTCCGTTTTGTTTTATTATATCTATATTTTAAACATAAAACAACGCCCATAGATAATAATAGGATTGATGTTTTTATAGTATTTTAATACTCGGGTCAAAGGCATAATGACTTGTTGATGACAAAAAGCATCATCCCCCATAAAATATCCTCCCGATTTTATTTTAGGATAATAAGCTAAAGCTTCTGTATAAGTTTGGTCTTCGTTCATCATGGCATCAAAAAATATAAAATCTAAACTTTTATCTGGTATTTGTTTTACAGCTTCTAGGGAATCTGCTTCAATTATGGTAACCTTATCTTTCATCCCCGAATATTTAATTCTATGAAGAGCAGTTAGTTTATTATATTCCGACTGTTCAGGAGATACAGTGTACACAGGCTTTCCAGTGGGTGCTGCGCTAAGATAATCGGAATATCCTTTCCAATGATCTACACCATATAATTTTTTTATACTGCAGTTGTGAAGAATAGTCATGAAACTTTCCCCCTGCAAAACTCCCAACTCTAAACCCACTAAATCTTTTCCTATGGTATTGATAGCCATAATTAAATTTGTGACGTCTCCCCTATTATGGTTTTTAAAACTATAGGTCATTTTATTGACCCCCAATTGGGACCCGATTCATAGTCTACTTTATTGGGAACTTCAAGATCAACTGCTTTAGTCATAATTTTAATTATTTCTTTGGCCTGGTTATCATCTTTAACTGAGATATCCAATTCATCATGAACTTGTATGTGAGGAGTTATACCAGCTTTATATAAATCCAACATAGCTTTCTTAGTCATGTCTGCAGCTGAACCTTGAATTAATTTATTAAGAGCTTTGTATGTAAATGCTCTTCGGAAACTATTTTTATGCCAATAATTTTTTCGGGGTTTGTTATCTTTGTCTTTTAAAATTTTTCCCTCTTCGTCTTTTAAAAATTCGCCCATCTCTTGCAGTTCCAACATTCTCTCATGGTCTTCGGCTGGAACATACTTACCCCAATCGTTTCCTCTTAGGATAGGTTCATACTTAGGAAATCTACATCTTCTTTCTAATAAAGTTTTTATTATTCCTTTGTCCTGAGAAATATTCATGATTTGATTCATTAATTGTTTTACAAAAGGAACTTTAGTATGATACTGATTAAATAATTCATTCGCTTTATCTTTACTTACACCAAGTTCTGCTTGAAGTTTGGCCTTCCCCATTCCATAAAACAATCCTAGATTAATAACCTTAGCTTGGTTTCTAGGTATCTCTGCCATATCAGCTACAATCTTATGAAAGTCTGTGCTGGGATCACTATCATAAGAATCGGCAATAGGATTAACAGAAGCTAATTTAAATTTTAATGCGTAGTGTGCTACCAATCTTGGTTCTTGTTGCGAGTAATCAAAACAACCCCACTGGCAACCTGATTCTGGAAGAAAGAGAGATCGGATTAGAGGTCCGGTGTCTGGATCACGGGCAGGAATTTGCTGTAGATTCGGATTAGAATAACTGAATCTTCCAGTTACAGTTCCCCCTTCGTCCGAGCGAATCTGATTTATATCTGCATGTATTCTTCCTCCATATTCATGTTCTAAAATGGTATCAATAAAGGTAGTATTAACCTTGTTTATTTTTCTAGCCTCTGCTATCATCTTGACTAACGGATGTTCACAAGTCGAAAGAAAATTTTTAGTAAATGAAGGAGAGTTTGTCTTTTCAGTACGGTCATAAGGTAGGTGGAGTTTGTCAAAAACTTTGGCAATCGATGCTGCTGCCCATAATTGAACATCTATTCCTGTTTCTGTTTTTACTTTGTGGAGTAACATTTCTTCTTGTAATGTTAGTTGTCGCTTCAATTCATGAGCTCTTTGAACGTCCACTCTCACTCCGAGAAATTTCATGTCAACCAGACAAGGAAAAAGATCAGTTTCCAGATTAAAAATATTCTGTAAGTCCTCTTCTATAATTTGTTTTTTTAATTTTTGCCATAACTGTAAAGTTAGTTCAGCATCTTTTTCTGCATAAGCTCCTACTTCCATCGCTGGAAGTTGCCACATATCTTTTTTTGCATCGAGTCCTCTTTCTTTTGCTGCTGCTATTAAAGCCTTTTCACTTTTTCCCTTATTCAAATGATGCCAGGATAAAGTATTAAGGGTATATGAAAATCTATTTTCATCTAATAAGGAAGCAGCGATCATGGTATCCACTATTAAACCATTGATTTTTAAACCTAACTTTTTTATCCAACACACGTCATACATGGCGTTGTGAAATATTTTTGTGGCTGGACATTCTAAGATGTCTTTAAACCATTCTAAAGTTTTTTTCCTATTAGAGTTGGGTCCTTCTTTATGGGCTATGGGAAAATACCACGACCCAGTTGAAACAGCTACAGCGATTCCTACTACTTCTCCTTCATTTCTTAAAACGCCGGAACCCTTTGATTTTAAAGAAGGATCTCGAGTTTCTAAATCGATTGCAATTTCATCAAATGATCGTAAATCAGGATGCTCGGTATGAGCAACCCATTCCGTAGAAGGTAATATCATTTACTTTTCCCAGAAGTTTTTTTCTTTTGATGAAATACTTCATACCAAGTATCACATTTATCGCAGTTATACATACTTACAATATCATGATCTGAATCTGGACGAGTATCCTCTGTATCAAAATCATTGTTCCATCTAACGTCGGCATTACAATAAAAACATTTCATTTAGTTATTATCCCCCATGAGTTATCTTTATCTTTAAGGGCATCTTCATCAAAGCTAACTGTGTCTGGATAATCTCTTTCAATAATCATTTCTATAAAATGTATGGCTTTCAATAAGTCTTCCTTTTTATTTTTATCGCGATGGCGAATAATATATTTTATAGCGCATCCCTCAGGATAAAGCAACTCATTCTCCACCACAAACTTGCTTGGTTGAATTTTATATTTCTGATAATGGGATCCTCCGTGTTGTTTATCCCAGACTTTACTGCTCATAATGGGTATCCTTTCCTATTTATTTTTGCTTTTAATTTATATAAATTATTTCTGGCTCGTGTTATACCTACATACCATACCCGATGTTCTTCATCTGCTCGATCTTTACTTCGTTTCATAGATTTAATTATTTTATCTCCCAACTCTAAACTTAAAATTACATTATCTTCTTCTCCTCCTTTGATGGCATGAATAGTGGATAAAAAAATTCTAGCCGGTTCACTTAGTCTTTCATTATTTTCTAACATACTTCGTATATAAGTAACTTCTTTATCGGAAGCTTTAGTGAAAACTTCGTACCAAGGTTTTTTATTATCCCACTTAGTACCTGGAATAAAATCTTGAATATCTGTAATTTCCTTAGCCTCGAGTAATTCATTCATTGTCCACTTAGTATAATTAACAGCTGCTTTATATAGACGTACCTTAAAACTTTTTCCTTTTTTAGTTTCAAAATATAAATTTCTTTTATTTAATTCTTTCATCAATTGCAGCAAAGTATCTTTTCTTCTGGTTAAAATCAACCATTTCCCTTGAGTTAAATCTACTTGGTTAAGTTCGGTAATATATTGTGAAGAGCCTTCTTGATTTCGGGGGAGATAAACTTTGTGTTTCCTGATGCCTGATATTCGACTCACGGGAAGTTCCGATTGTTCCTGGACACTTTTAGAAATTCTTTTAGAATATTTTAATACTGTTTCTTTATCTACTTGTTCTTTAATAAATCTTTTGACGTCAGCTCCAGCCCAGGCAAAGATAGCTTGATCATCATCTCCAGCTAAATATATATTCTCCGTACGTTTTTTTAAAACATCATAGAGTTTCCATTGAAGGGGGGAAAGGTCCTGCGCTTCATCTATAAAGATGGCTTTAAAGGTGGGAAGTTTATCTTCTTTAGCTATAACTTGTTTTATAATGTCATTGAAATCATGGAGTCGGCTTTTATTTTTATATTTAATATAGTTATCATAAATATGTTTTAGGGTTCCCCAATTAATAATCTTTCTATCATGATCATTTCTGTCAAATTCCTCTCGAAGAATACTATCTCTATTCATTGATTTTCCAATGATTTGAAAATAAGGGTCTTTATGATTTAAAAA